CAAACCAATGCTTTGGCCGGTACGCCGGCTGGAAGGGTGGGGCCACCTGCCCCCCCGTGGCCTTCTCGAAGTCAGCGGGGGTTTGGTGGGTCGGGTAGAGGTACAGCGCAGAGATCCCGTAGACCTCGCTGGAGGGTTGTGGGGGCGCGATCTGCGCCAGGCAGGCACACGCGACGAAGACGACAAGAAACGGAAGGAACCACTTTCGGAAGTCTGTCATGCCCTGTTATTGCCATCAGAGGGGCACGCTCTCCCAGTAGTCGCCCTGGGCGCCGTCGATGTACTCACCGATGGGCAACACGCGCAGGCGCAGGGCGTGGAGTTGAAACTCCTGTGCGGAGGACAGGAAGAGTCGCCCGCGCCAGCCCATGATGTTCTGTGCCACCAGGCTTACCGGCACCGTCTTGCGCCCGCCCGTGGCTGTCAAGTTGCCCGTGGTGCGCTGCGCCACCAGGCCGCCCGGCAGATCCGTATGGAGCATCCAGCTCACCGGGCCGTCCGCCTCGATGTCGAACTCGATCTCACAGAACTGCTTCGGCTGGGCAGTCCCCAGGTCCGTCACGCCCGAGTCGTAGGTCTTCGCCCTCCGCGCCTCAGCGTACCAGTGCAGGTAGACGCCGTAGATCACAGCCTCGGCAGTCAGATTGCCGGTGATACGCGGAGCGGCCTTGATCGCACGGCGGCCCTTCAGTTCGGATCCCAACGGGAAGATGGCCGTCACGCGGTCGGTACTCTGGATGGTCCCCGCCGCCTCCACGTCCCCGTTGTCGTAGACCATCTGAACGGTCAACGGGTCTGGACTCTGGCAATCAATCACCAAGTCAGCAAAGAGTTTCCGGTTATTCGGCAGGCCCATGTCGGCGTAGGCGGGTTGCCAAGCTACCGGGATGGCCGCCCCGCCGTCCGTGGTCTCGCGCTCGACCTCGTAGAGGTTCGCGCCCGTCGAGGCCACGAACCGCTGGCCCTGCCCTTCGTAGTGGATGGCCCGGAACCCGCGCGAGTCCCTATACCACCGCTGGCCCTCTGTGTCGTAGACCAACGTGGTGTTCGGCGCGGCCTGCCCGGTCTCTGGGTAGCTGAAGTAGAGGCGTCCGTTGATGAATCCTGCGACGGACTGGCCGGCATACTGCCCGTCGATAGGCTTCACCTGCTCCGCCGCGTGGACGCGCACCCAGTCGCCCTTGAACACCGGGTCCACCTTGAGGGTGACCTTCTCCTCGTAATCCCCGTTGAATCGGTAGATGCCCTCTGCCGCCGCGAAGTAATCCACCGACCCGGCGTTGACGATGCCGCGCTCGCCGAGCAAACCCACGTTCGCATTCGTCTGTTCGGGATCTGCGGCGTCTGGGTCGCCCAGCAAGCGCCAGATCGATCGCTGCTTGTAGATGATCGCCAAGCGCTTGTGACAGGTCACCGCCAGGATGTCGTCGCCTTCCTCACCCACATCCACCCAGTTCCCCTCGGCGGGATCATCGGCGCCGGGCCAGTAGGCCGGCTGCGCCACCTTGGACCAGTACAGCCGGTTCCCGCTCCATGCCAGGATGCGCCCGAAGTACGGCCCGGCGATGCCGCGCGCCGCCGGCGCGGGATCGTGGTCCAGGGGAATTGTGATGTACGCTGTCTGCGCATCCTCGACGGTCAGGGCCCCCTGGCTGGGCGCGACAACGAAACTCCCGCCATTCGCGTGCCGGGTACCGAACCGCAACGCCTCCGTCAGCACCCCCCCAATGCCGTAGACGTGGCACTGTGTCACCTGTGGGTCCACTGAGGCCGGCATCACCACGGTGGGGGCCTGCTTGTTCAGGGTCACCGGCTCGGACCAGTCCGAAGAGTTACTCTCGTGCCCGAAGGCGTCCTCGTTGGCGTAGGTGTAGGCGAAGCGCCACTCGCCCTCCATGGTGTTGTCTGGACCGCCCACCATCAGGGCGTCGTCGAAGTTCACCACCATAGGGACGTTGTTCTCGACCTCGAACCAAACCTCGGTCACCGCGTTCCACGCAAAGTCGTAGACCGAACCCTCGGGTGTGGTTAGCTCAGTGAAGTGCGGCGTCTTGGCTACGACCTCATCGTACAGCGCTTGTTTTTGCTGATTCAGGGCTTGCCATTCCATCGCCGTCTCGCGGTCCAACAGCACTTCTTCCATGCGCCGTATCAGGTCTCCGTAGTCCGGGTTCGCCTCTACGATGCGCTGTGGATCGAACCGGCGCGAGATGCTGATTTCGTTCCAGGTGTACTTCGCCGGGTTCAGTATCGACGGCGGAATCGAACAGGTAACCGCGCGGCCCCCAGCCAGCAGGGTCACCTTCAACGAGTCGATGGCTTCCCGGTCTTCGCACCAGACCCAGAAGCGGAACTGGTCGTCGTCCTCTTCGTTGCCCGGCGTCGCGCTGATACACAGGTTCTTGGGCGCGGAGAAGGCGTGGGTCAGCACCCAGCGACCCACCGGGGAACAGGTCAACTGGAGGAAGGTCTTGCCGTCCACCGTGAGGAACTGCTTCGACTCGACCGCCGCATCGTAGATTTCGTACTCGTACCCACTGCCGCTTGCGCCATCGTAGTTCGTCCCAAGGGTCAGGACGCCAGCTCCCGAGACCACCGCAACACGGGTGACCACATCCTGTTCTGGACCGTGGACACGGATCCACTTCCCGTCGAACTCCGGCCCCCACCCTGTCCCCATGCCCTGCACATTCACTGAACCCTGGGTGACCTGGATGGTGCCCTGGTTGTAGAGGATGACTTCCGCGCTGGGATTCTCGGTCATCAGCCCGTCGATCCAACGCTGAACCGTCCAAGTCTCGGCGGGGACAAACCCGACGACTGGCGTGGAGACCACGGAGCCCGCCGTCACGGTCGGTGCCACGGCCGGCGCCGCAATGCCCCAGTTGCGGACTTCGGACCCGTATAGCTTCACCTGTCGGCCCGGGTTCATCACCCAGACAAAATCCTGGTAGGCCACCATCCCCAAGGGGCCACCATCGAACCCGGAGGCGAGGTTGTTCTCCAGGTACGTGCCATAGAGCAATGCGGTCCCGGCCCCCGCGTAACGGTTGTCACCCTTGCGGAACAGCGAGTGAACGGTCCCGACCAGGCCGGTGGCGAGTCGGTTCATCCCGCGGCGTGAACGCAGGTTTCCCGCTTGGTCCACCCGCCAATTGGTCAGCACCAATGAGTCAGGCGGTGGGGTGATGTCGCTGGGCGGCAGCAGGTTCAGGCTGCCGGCCAGGACGCGCTCTTTGTGCTTCCGATAGGGCATTTACGTTTTGCTCATCACCCAGCCACGATGGGGAGGTTTCAAGTTCTTCGGCCACGCTGGTAAACACATCGCGCCACACAACGACCCCCTCACCTCGCCACCCCCCACTGCGCCGCGCATAATTGGTCAAATTGTTTGACCCTTTGTGCGGCGTGTTCCGCAACCTCCGGCATGGCCGCGTCCCCTTCCTTGGCGCGCGCCTGCGCCAGAATCGCCCAAGTCAGGTAGTCCTCAAGCGGACTCGGCGCGGGCAGTGTGGGAGATCCCTGGGCCACTTCAGCCGGGTACTGGTAAAGGAGAAACACCAGCGTGCCGCCAGCGGCCGGTTTCTTATAGAGTCGGACCTGCTCAGTCCCCTGAAAGTCGGGCACGTACCGATCCGGGGTTCCGCTGGTGTCCTGCCAAGTCGCATCCAGCGCCTCCAGCTCGCGCACCTTGGCGGGCCGGAGGTTCGCCCCACCGAGCGAGGCGTGGATCGTGCTCAGGTGGCGGGTCGGCGTCGGGTAGGTCGCCGTGCCGCCCACCACGGTGGTGGTGGCGTCTCGCTCGGTGAACATGCCCACGCCGCGCGCCAGGCGCTTCACCGCCTCGTCGGCGTACTCGTACAGTTCCTCTTCGGTCCAGTGGGTGAGATCGGCCATCCGGTAGCAACCCAACGCCGGCAGAAGGCGCTGAAGCACGTCCCCAACGTTGATCCCAACCGGCAACGGCGGACCCTGGGGATTGAAGAACAGGAGCAGCATCAGGGCTTCTCCTTGGGCCACTGGCCGCAGGTCTCGACATCCCGCCAAGCCTTCGACAGCGCCTTCGCGTCTCGGAGGTCAAATTGACCGGCGCGCAGGTCCTCGATGAAGCGGTTGTAGCGGTTGGCGAAGTGATTCAGGGCAGTGGCCAGCCAGTCATGGGACGAACCAGAGATGCCCGTGCTGAGCACCACCGAAAGGCCCAGGATCGTCCGCCGCGCCATCACGTTCAGACCTCACGTTTCGTACCCGTATGCCACCACGTCGCCGGCCGCTCCCGCTCCGGTTGTGATTCGCAGAATGTTGTTGATGGCCGCGAAGACGCGCGGCGTCGCAAACATGATGACGATGGCCCCCAGAGTCCCGACAGTCCCCTTAAAAACCTGGGAGGTGGCGTTGTTCGTCTGATCGTAGATCGCCACCAGCCCTCCGGCGGTCGGCTGGATGATGAGGCCACAAACCACGAGGATCTTGCCTCCGGTGGGGGTCTTGATCGGCTGGTCCGTGATTCCCGCCGCGTAGGTGTAGTAGGCCGACCACTGCGCACTCTGCTCTTGCGGCACCAGGGCCACCGGCAGGGGGTTCGCGTGCCCGTAGGCTGCCCCCGCCTCATCTGCAATGCCCACCTTCTGCACGCCGGCCGCCGCGGCTACAACCGTCGAGCCACCCACCCGGGCAAGGTTTTCGTTCCAGGGGGTTGCGTTCGCCGTCCCTTGGTTCGCCGTGATCGTCCCACTCACCGGCTGCGTTGTCGTCCCGGTCGGATCCGTCCGCACAGGATCGGTCGCCGTGCCGCCGGCGACGGCCCCGCCCGACTTCGGCAGCGCCAGGCCGAACAGCGTCACCGTGTCGGTCCCGGCGCCGGTATCCAGGTCTGCGGTCTTGGCTGTCGCTCCGGCGTTGGTGGTGGCCGATAGGTCCACCGTCAGACTGCCGCCGCCGTCCGTCACCGGTTGCGCCGTGGCTCCGGTCGGGTCCACCCGCACAGCAGACGCCACCGTGCCGATCTCGGCGCCCGCCGCTGTCCGCAGGTTGACGTGCAGCGCACGCTTCGCTGTGATGCGCGCCGCCGCCGCCTGGTCCTCTGTCGGGTCACTGGCCGGCGTCTCGTTGTAGACGCCACCACTCACGGAGAACTTGTCCGCCCCCTCCACGAAAGCGGCCTTGTCTGTCTGCGCCCCGGCGCCCACCGCTTGAACCACATCAACCTTGAGGCACTTCGCTGCGCCCACGGTCGAAATGCCCACCGTGTCCGCCCCGTCACTGATCTTCGCCGGCCAGGCGCTCGCTGCCGCCGCTGCGGTGCCTTGGTTCGCGGTCATCGTGCCCGAGACCGGCTGGGTCACCCCGCTTCCGTCCACCACGAGGCGGCCGCTTACCAGCGCCGGCGGGAGTTGGGCCGCCACGGGCGCATCGTAGAAGGCCGCGCCAGTGCTGAGACGTGCCGCGTGCGGGCTGGCCGCAGCCACGTGCTCCTGAGCTGCCCCCGCAGGCAGAGGCAGGGCCGCGGCGCTGATGGGCTGGGTGTCGCTCGGCGTGGTAGCCTTGTAGAACGTCGTACCGTCCGTCAACCGTGCCGCGTGCGGACTCACCGCCGTGGCGTGCTCCGACGCGGGGGTGGTGGGAATCTTGTCCGTCCCCGTTTTGATCCCCGCGAGAGTCGCCTCGGTCGCCGCCCCGGTGGGCAAGACGCTCCGCGTCACATCCACGTCAACACCGTTCGCCGCATCCCCCGGCACCGGCACGGTCGCGCCGTCTCCGCCAATGTCCAACTTCACGCGCTGAAACTGCACCCCCGCGACATCGTCGGTGGCAATGGTCGCTCCGACCCCCGGTGTATAGCCAAGATTGTCCGCCATGTTACTTGTCCCTCTTCAGTTCCGGTGGGAGCCGGTCGTACCCCGCCGCCGCCATCCGGGTGCGCACATACCCCGCGTACACTCCAGCCACATCCATGAAGTTGCCGAAGGCTCCCAGTACCTTGGCGAACTCCTGGCCACCCTCTTTCGCCCGCAGCCTGTAAACCCCGTAATCCGCAAGGGAAAGGTGGTACTCCTCGGGGATTTCGGGGGTGGCCGCCGTCCCCGTCAACCGCACTGGCGCGCGGCAGTAGGTGACCTCCAGGCTCCGCCCGTCCGCCGCCGGGCGCGGCGTGATCGCCAGCAAGTCCAGCCCGAGCACGTCGTAGTCGGTGGGGTCCCCCGGCGCACTCTGCCAAAGGGCGTTGCGCGCGTCGAAATCCTCGAGCCTGCCGGGGGCCACACGCACCCCCGTGTTGGACACACGTGTCCGCAGTACCACGAGCAGGCCCGGGAACGTCGCCAGCAGGTGGTAGAAGCTGGTGGTCGCGGTCAGCGCCAGCGTCCCTGTGGTCTCCAGGCACCAGGTCAACAGGCAGAAGTGCCTCAGCCCCTCGTTGATGGCGTCCAGGGCCTCGGTCGCGGTGTAGTAGACCGGGGCCGCAGGGTCTTCCCCAACACGCCGCAACACCCGCTCGATGATCTCGCCAGCGGTCACCGGCTCCACCTCCGGGTCTGGTGGCGCGTCAGCCACGGCGCCATGCGCAACGGAGTGGCCCCGAGTCGCCGCGTCTCCACCCCGATCATCTCGGCCACGGCCCCCTTGAACTTCGCCTCGTACCACTGCGCGGCGTCCAGATCGCCGGCCAGCGCCCGCTCGTCAGCCTTCGCGCCGAACTTCAGCGCCGCCGGGCGCATCCAGGGCAGGATACTGGCGGTGGTGGCCGAAGGCGGCGCCACGTCCGCCTGGTAGACCAGCGGGTAGCCGATGGCGTACTCCGGGACCGGGTACAGTTCGACCTGCGCCCGTGGCGGGTCTGAGGCATCGTCCATGAACGGCGCCCAGTAAACGGGCGAACCAAACATCTCCCGGTTCGCGCTGATCTCGTTGAGTTGCGCCAGGCTCACCCGCGTCAGATTGCCCGGCGTCTCGATGGCCCGGAGGTCCATCACAGTCACCACATCGCTGGGCAGCAGGTAGACGCTCTGGAAGATCGAGTAACCCGCCAGGGCGTTGGTGCTGCCCTCGTAGGTCCGGTCCAGCGTGCCGGTGGTGTCGCCCGTGCGGGTGAACTCGTAGAACTCGCTCCGGCCACTCACCCGGAAGCACCGGCCAGTCATGCCCGCCGTCCAAGTGGTCCCCGTCCCGGTCACCACCGCGCTCCCCTTGGTGACTGCCACCGTGCCCGTGGCATACTTCACCGTGGTCTGAAGGATGCTCTGGACCTCGCGGCGTTGCCAGGGGATCACGTCCAGGATGGCCTGGTAGCGGTCGTACAGCCAGCCGTCGAGCAGCGCCAGGTCCACCCCCGGCATGGCCTTGGTGAGCTCGTAGCGGATCTGCCCGTAGGTCATCGAAACACCCCTCCCCCGCCCGTGCCGCTCACCGTCTCCCGGAACACGTCTCCGCCCCCGCCGCCTCCACTGTAGGGTCTGATGCTGTCAGGGGAACCTGTGATCAGTGCCCTGAAAATGCGGTGCGTCGGCATGCTCAAGCCGTGCGTCGGCAGGTAATGCACGCCTCCGAACCCGATCCCCGACGTCAGCAGTGCGCTGATCATGTGGCCCTCACCCTCGATGTCGGCTTCACTGCGTCATCCAGCGTGAACGTCATCGCCTCCGTGGTGCCGTCTAGTTTTTTCGCCGAGATCGTCAGACCGGCGACCCCAAACTGCGCCAGCGCCGCCCAGATCATGTACTGCATCTGCGCCCAAGTCGGCACCGCGCCGTCCGCCGCGTAAGTTTCCGCCGGCAGCGTCCGCACGCCCAGCGCGTCCGCCACCGCATTCCGCTCCGCGCTGGTCAGCGCCATCGCGTTCCCTGCCTGCGCCGCCGTCTTCGC